ACCGAGGGCGGCACGCGGTTCCACGTCGGGGACTACGCCTATACGCCGGATGACGCTGACCCATCGACATGGAAGCTGCGGACGGTGGTGACGCCGGGTGGCGTGCCGGACGCGGGGCAGGTGGGCGCGGCGATTGCTGCCTTCGGCAAGGGCTTTCGCGGACAAAAGGCCAAGATTCCGAGCGCCGACCGAGCGGCAGTCAAGTCCCGCCTGCGTGGTGCGTGGGCGAAGGCGAACCCGGACAAGAGCGAGGACCAGATGCCGGACGCACTCAAGAACAGCCGCGACTTCCTGGCCGTGCTGCTGCGCCTGCCAGACGTGAGTGCCCGGGGCCTGCTTGCCTGGAAGTTCGCGCACCCGACAGAGGAACGCCTCGCGGCGGGCCCGTCGACGGGTGATATCCAGTCGGCGGTGCTCGACGCGCTTGCTGCGCAGTACCCGCCGGCGCTCGGCGAGGACGAGGAAGCGGGCGGTGAGCCGGCCCAGGACGGTCCCAGCCAGAACGTGATCGACTGGTTCCTCTCCGGCTCGCCCATGTCCGTCGTGGTCAGCGACCAGGACGTCGACAACCTGTGGGAAATCCCGTTCAGCTACGACGCCGGCAGCGACACGGCCACGCTCGCGGCGCCCGTCTCCGTCAAGGGCACCTACACGCCGTTTTCCGGCGGCGAGACGGGTGAGCCGCAGCCGGAGACGCCGGACGCGGACGAGATGGCGCCGGCCGGTGCCGGTCCCATGCCTGGAGCCGGTATGGCGCCTGGTATGGCGCCGGCGGCCGCGGCCATGAGCGCGGCTGCACGCGGCCACGTGCTCACGGGCATCAGCACGGACCTGGCACGCCTGGCCCGTACGGAGCCGGACGTGCCCGGTCTCCGCCGGCTCGCTGACCTGGCCCGCGTGCCCGTGGTGTACCGCCTGGCCGAACCGGACGTGCAGCAGGCCGTCGCCGGCATTCTGTCGGCGCTCGATGAAACGCTGGCACGGCTCGGTGAGACCACGGCGGGTAAGCCCGGCATGGGCTTTATTCGGGCCACCTTAGCGGAGGTCAAGCGCAAGCTGGCCGGCATGAAGTTCCCCCAGGCTGCCCCAGCGGTGGCCACGAACAGCAGAGGAGGCACCGACATGGACAGTCGCGTGCTCGCACGCACGCTCGGCCTGCCCGAGACGGCCGGCGAGCAGGAGATTCTGGCAGCCCTCGGACGCGGTCGTGCCGCGCCCCAGCAGGCGCCCGACACGGTCCTCGCGCTCTCCCGGGAGGTCGCCACGCTCAAGGCCGACGCAGAGCAGCGGCGTCTTGCCGGTGTGCTCGATGCCGCGCAGGCTGAGGGCCGGCTTACCAAGGCGATGCGTGGCGAGCTCGTGCGGCTCTCCGTCCAGGCGGGGCCCAGCGCGGTCGAGAGCATCCTTGCGGCGATGCCCGTGGTGGTAGATATGGCCGAACGGGGCAAGGACGGCGACGCGCCGCAGGGCTTACCGGGCCAACTGCGCCCGGGCGCCGTGGCCATCCTCAAACGTGCGGCGCCGGAGGCGCTCACACGGCTCGCCGACCAGCGCACGCTGGCGCAGAAACGCGACGCCGTGCTCGCCGAGAATCAGCGCGAGCGCCAGGCGCGCGGGAGGTTGTCCGGATGACCGCCCTCAGTGCAGACGCCGTCATTCCCTACAAGGCCGACGGCAGCCTCGTCATCGAGTCCTTTCCGGTGGCGGATAACGTCAAAATCTGGAAGGGCGCCCTCGTCTGCGTCGATACGTCCGGCTATGCGAACGTCGGCGCCGACACCGCGAGCTTCCGTTTTGCTGGCGTCGCCGTCGAGCAGGGCGACAACACGCTCACGGGCCACACGGCCGGCGGCATTCGCGTGCGCATCCGCTGCGGTTGCCGCTTCCTGCTGCCGAGCACTGGCCTCAGCCAAGCGAGCGTCGGTGCGCAGGTGAAGGTCACCGACTCGGGCGCCGTGGCGACCGCGAGCACCAATAACGTCAACGTGGGCCGCATCACCGAGTACATCTCCGCGACCAGCGCCTGGGTGTTTGCACCCGCGCTCGGTTCGGCGGCCGGCTCGTAGGGAGGGCAGCAGATGGCAACCGTTACCACGGACTTTCTCCAGGCCCTCTTTACCCAGTTCGACACCGGCTTCGAGACGGAGTTCCTTGCCGCCACGCGGGCGAACGACTACAAGCGGATCGCCACCGTGATGCCCAGTAACACGCTGACCGAATCGATTAACTGGCTGGGCACCGTGCCGAAGATGCGCCTCTGGACCGACACCCGCGTGCATCAGGCCATCGCGCCCAGTTTTACCTACAACCTGACCAACCAGCATTACGAGGCGACTGTCGACGTCGACCGGGACACCATCGAAGACGACACCTACGGCCTGATTATGCCGCGTGTCAACCAGCTCGGACAGGAAGCCGGCCGCTATCCGTGGGAGCTGTCGATGAACGCGCTCACGGCCAACGGCACCTGCTACGACGGACAGGCGTTCTTTTCGGCCTCACACAGCGAGCAGAACTCGGGCACGCAGTCGAACCTCGTGGGCACCACCGGGCAGACGGTCGCCGCGGTGATGGCCGACATCGCCACGGCGCTGACGCGCATGCGGCGCTTCAAGGACAACCAGGGGCGGCCGATGATGCTGGGGCGCAAAGGCGGCCTGACGATTCTGGCGCCGCCGGAGCTCGAGCAGCAGTTCACCCAGGTGATCAACAACAACATCATCACGGTGAGCGTCGGCTCCGGCGTGTTCGGCGGGCAGGACAACTATCTACAGGGCATTGCCGACCTGATCATCGACCCGTATCTGACCTCGACGACGACGTGGTATCTGCTCGACACGGGCGGCATCTCGGTCAAGCCGCTGGTGTACCTGGACCGCAAGCCGCCGGAGACGACCGACATCACCGACCCGATGGCGGCGCAGGTGTTCAACACGCGCATGTTCTCTTGGGGCGTGGACTTCCGCGGCGCCGTCGGCTACGGCTGGTGGCAGACTGCCATGCAGGTCTCCTGAGGACGCGGTGCGGTGGGGTACGCGACGCGCGGCCAGGTGCTGAGCTATATGGGCCGGTTGATGAAGACGACCACGGATACGACCACGCCGTCGCTCGCCGACGTCGACGGCTTCCTGGCGGACACGGCCGGCACGATTGACGAGGCGCTGGCATCGCGCGGTATCGCGACGCCGGTCACGGCGCCAGCGGCCAGCGTGGAGGCGCTGGCGCGGCTGAACGCCATCGGCGCCGCGGCGCACGCACATCTGGCGGCCTACGGCGCCGATGCGACCGACCGCGGCACGGGCGCCACGCTCTTGCGGCTGTTCGAGCAGCGGATTACGGAGATCTACGCCGGCAAGGGCCTCGCGGTGGGGCTCGCGGTGTCGGAGCGCGTCAGTGCCGTGAGCTCGCTCTGGACCGACAGCGGCGCGACGTCGGCCGCCCCCGGCGTCTCGCCGTTCGGCGAGCCCGTCTCGACACAGCCGCTCTTCCGCGTGGGCAGGCCGTACTGATGGCCGCCGTCGGGGTCCGGGTGGAGGGCGCGGGCACCCTCGTGGCCGCGTTCGACGCCATGGCGACGGGCATCCAGAACCCGAAGGGGCCGCTGCTTGGGCTCTATCAGGACGTCATCACCGTGCAGGTGGCGGAGCGCTTCGCCGCCGAGGGGCCCGGCTGGGCACCCCTGTCTCCGGTCTACGCCGCGCGCAAGCAACAGCTGGTCGGGCGCAAGCCCATCCTGCAGTTCTCTGGCGCACTGCTCTCCGCGCTCACGGGGCATCGGGGCGCCGTCTATACCGTCGCCGGCAACACGCTCACTATTCACCCGGACGAGACGGTGCCCTATTGGCGGTACCACCAGACGGGCACGAAGTACATGCCCGCGCGGCCACCGCTCTCCTTTACCACGGCGCAACAGACCCAGATGGGCGCCTATCTCGAGCAGCAGTTTGTCCGCCTCGCCCAGCGAGCGGACTTCGCGGTGCGGTCGTGACGCTGCTGCTGGTCTCACCCGTGCGCGACGACGTCCGTGGCTATCTGCGGGCCCAGCTCGCCACGGACATCGCGGCGGTCAACGCGGCGCGGCCGTATGCGCATCCGCTCGTGGACATCATGACCTGGAGCGGCGCGCCGCTGATGGTGACGCCGGAGCCGCCGGCGCTCTACGTGCTGCCGCAGACCTCCGGCATGCGTGCCTGGACCTGGCCGGGCGTCGTCGACCAGCAGCATCTCCTCCGCGTCTACGTGCAGGTGTCGGACCAGGACGAAGAGACGGCGGTCTCCGACCTCGAAGGGTATCTGGCCGCCGTCGTGCAGTGCGTCCTGCGGTCCATCAACGGCGCCGGTGCGCTGCCTATCGGCGAGCGTGGCGTGCAGGTGGTGTTCGGCCGCGGCAGCGGTGCCGAGGAGTGCATTACCTGGGAGCCAGCGCAGATGCTCGGCGGGACGTACTACCTCGCCGCCTACCTCGAGCTGCTGGCCTGGCAGTCGGAGGTGCCGGCATGAAGGCGGTGCTCTCATTGCGCAGCTGAATGGCGAGTTCGAGGTCGACGCGTCCGGCTGGGCAGGCCTGAACGGCGGCACCATCACGCGGCAGACGACGACCTGGCATGCCGGCGCGGCCTCGGCGGTCATTGCCACGGCGGGCGCCTCGGGCGACGGTGCCGCGGCCAATCTCACGGGCAACGCGGCGCAGACGACGACCTACACCGCGAGCGCCTACGTCCAGGCGCATAGCGTGGGGGACGTCGGACGCGTGGTCAACCTGCGCGTGGGAGTGGTGGCGGGCACGGCGGAGGGGCCGTTCGACGCGCCAAACGTGACGCTGGGCGCCGGCTGGACGTTCACCACGATTGACGCGCCGTTCGTGCAGCCGGGCCACACCGCCGCGCAGGTGGTGCTGCGCGAGTCCGGCGTGCAGACGGCGTTCAGCTTCGACGTCGATACGGCCGTCTTCGCCCGACATTTGGTCTATCTGCCGGCGGGCAATCCGTTCCTGACGGGGCTGTGGTATCCAGGGACGCCGGCCGCCAACTATAGCGAACCGGCGGACGCGAAGGTCGCGCCGCTCATCGCGACGGGTGTCTACAGTGGGGCCTAACGCATGACCGAACCGACCGCAGACCAGCAGGGCGAGCAGCCGGCCGCGGGGTACCCCACGGACGCCGCCGGTTCCGTGGGAACCCCGGCGCCGTCCGCCGAGACGGCGCCGCCGGCGGACGCACCGCCGGAGACGATTGGGCTGTACTACCTCGGTGACGGCACGCGGTGGATGCCGGGTGTGCCGGCTGGGGACCACAACACGACGGATGCGGCGCTCGCCGGCCGGCTCGTTGCCTCGGGCCTCTACCGTGCCGACGTCGAAGTACCGTTGCCGGAGCCGCCGCTTCTGACCGAGCCGGAGCCTGAACCGGAGCCGCCGGCCCCGCGGGCGCCGTTCTGGTGGGGCGACGCGCCGCAGCCGGAGGCAGTCGCCTACGCGCGCACCGTCATCGCGCACGCCGAGCGCAGCGTGACCCCGGCGCCGCCAACGGACGACGCGCCCCCAGCGGCGGCAGAGACACTCCCTGAAGGGACATAACGTATGCCAAACCCTGCAGGATTTCCCCTGCGCCGCTTCGGCTTAGGGATAGAGGCCACACCGGGCACGCCGGTCACGGCGCCGAGCTTTATGGTCGGCGACAGCGTCGCGACCGTTGCCATCGACCGCTACCTCGCTGACTACCCGCGCGGCATGATGGTGCCCGTCACCGGCGGCGGCACGCCCATCCGCCAGGGCACGACGGTTGTCCAGACGACCGACCTCAGCTACGAAGAGCTCTTCTACGCACTGACGCTCGCGATGGCAACGCCGACCGTCTCGGGCGCGGGCGCGGACAAAACATGGACGTTTGCGCCCGTGCTGACGGGTCCCATCGGCAACAAGACGGCGACGGCCGAATGGGCGGCCGGTGACGGCGCCGGCACCAGCTACGGCTTTCCGGGCAGCGTCGCGCCCTCCACCGGCTTTCACGTCACCGCGCAGGCGCCGTTCTGTTTCTGCTCGGGCCTGGACGTCAATTTCGCGTTCAACGCCATCGCGACGGCGACCTACCGCTACGAGGCGCGCATGAGCCAGTTCGGCGTCAGCACGGTACCGAATATGGCTGCCGCCGTGCTCCTGGGACGGGAGCGCATCGCCGGGAACCAGTTCAAGGTCTATTTCGACACGAGCTTCGCCGGCGTCGGCACGACCGCGCTGCTCGGCACGGTGCGCTCCGGCCGGCTCACCTATGTCTCCGGCATCGCGCCGGACTATACCGCCGATGGGCGCGCCGGCCTGGACTTCACGCAGATGCGCTACGGGCCGGACCGCTTTTTCACCCTCCAGCTCGTGATGGAGCTGAACGCCGCGAGCGCCGCTGAAATCAAGAGTTGGGTGCAGCAGAACGCGGGCGGCAGCGCCATCGCGCCGAACACGGCCGCGACCGGGCCAGTGGCGCTCCGCTTTATCCGCCTCGAGGCCATCAGCCCGAACACGCTGGGCGCCAGCGCCCGTAAGCTCTGGCTCGATGGCGCCTTTATCTATCTGCAGCCCCCCGTATTCAGTCAAACGGACAAGACGGAGCTGGTAACGCTCAATCTTCGCACAGAATACGATCCGGTCTCAGCTAAATCGTATCAGGCAACGATAGTGAACAGTATCGCGTCCCTTACTGGCATTTAGGGAGGGCAGCCACGTGCCGGGCTATGGCGTGAGCAGAGACACTCCGCACCGCCTCTACCTGCGGGAGCTGAACGACTCCGATGACTGGGTCGATATCCGCGCCCGCCGCACGCTGGAGCAGTTGGGCCAGATTGAGCTCGTCACCCGCAATCCGCAAAGCACGAACACGGACGCCGCTGCCGTCGTCTTCCGCCTGCTTATCGTTGCCTGGTCGCTGAAACGCGGCGACGATGACCCGGAGCCGATGCCGCTCACGGAGGCCGTGTTCCGCGCGGAGCTGGACGAGGCGACGGCGACCTGGCTCACGCAACAGATGGTCGCCTACTACAACCAGCGCATGCTCACGCCGGAGGCGTCAAAAAACTCCAGTGGGCACTCGTTAGTGCCCTAAAAGGACTGGCGCCGATGCCGGCCGAGTTCCGCTGGGAACTACTCGCGCAGCACTGGCATTGCACGCCCGCCGAGGCACGGCAACAGGGTGAGGACGACGTGCAGCTAGCGCTTCTCTGGCAGGCAGGTATGGCCGAATACCAGCGCGAAGAGGCGTACTTCGGTCATGCCTGACCTGAACTTCCGGGCGATTCTCCAAGATCTCGCCTCCGACAGCTTCGCCAAGCTCAAGACGGAGATTGCCGGCGTCGAGGAGCAGACCGGCAAGGCAAACCAGGGTTTCGTCTCCCTTGGTGACCAGATGAAGAAGGTCATCGAGGCAGCGGGTATCGCCGGTGCCGTGTTCGCCGGTAAGAAGTTTCTTGGCGACGCCATCGACACGACCGAGACCCTCGCAACCTCGGTGAAAAACCTGCAACTCCGTATAGGCGGGACGACAGAGGACGTCTCGCGGATGAAGTTCGCCTTCCAAGAGATGGGTGTCTCTGGTGAGCAGGCCGATACGTTGATGACGCGCTTCTCGCGCGGCCTGCAGGGGCTCATCGAGAACGAAGACGGCACGACGACAAAGAGCACCGCCTTAATCGACAAGCTCAAAGAGTTCGGCATAACCACACAGAACGTCGATGGCTCTACCAAGAACATGCAGCAAGTCCTGGAACAACTTGCTACCGTCTTCCAGAGCATGCCAAACGGCACCGAAAAGACTGCACTCGCCGTGCAGCTCTTCGGCCGCTCCGGTGCAGAACTCATCCCGACGCTCAATAAAGGTGCCGAAGGACTGCAGGACTTCTATAAAGAGAGCGATAAACTCGGCCTGACGCTCACGGGCTCGACGATTGACGCCGTGAAGCAGATGACGGCGGCGCACCGGCAAATGGACGCCGCGGTCGAAGGCCTTAAGGTGCAAATCGGTATCGCGCTTATCCCGGTGATGACGGCACTATCGCAGGTAATGACAGAAGGCGCACTCATCATGAACGAGCGCCTCCTGCCTGCCATTCGCGACACGCTCGGCTGGCTGGGCGACCATAAGGAGGTCGTCGTCGGGGCCGCACTCGGCATCAGTACGCTGCTCGTGCCCGCCTTTACGGCCTGGGCAATTTCTGCAGGTAGCGCAGCCGTCGCAACGATTGCGGCAACCGCGCCGATTGTGGCCATTGGCCTCGTGATGGCAGCGCTCGGCGTCGGTATCGTCGAGCTCGTGAAGCATTGGGACGATATTACGAAAGCGGTGCCACAACTTGGCATCGCCTTCGATGCTGTGGGCGAAACCGTCTCGAACTTCACAGATTGGCTCGGCAAGGACCTTGTGCCTGCGCTGGACGGCGTTGTTACCTACATCACTGATAATTGGAATACGATTAGCGGCCTCCTCTCCGGACCGTTCGAGATTGCACAGTCGCTCATTGTCGGGCAGTTCAACCTGATAAAGGATACGATACAACTCGCGCTGCAGTTTATCGGCGATGCGCTGAAGATATTCGCCGACGTCTTCACCGGCAACTGGAGCCAGTTGTGGACGGATGTCCAGGCGCTCTTCCGCGACGCCTGGGACAACATCAAACAGTTGCTCGGTGACCAGCTCGACGCGCTCGAGGGCGTGTGGTCCGGTGCCTGGGACATCGTGCAGCACGTGCTCGAGGCGGCGTGGCAGAAGATAACCGACGCCGTCAGTAACGCGCTCGATGGCCTGCGGACGCAGCTCGAAGCGCTGCCTGGGCATATTCAGGACTGGCTCGGCGACCTGGCGACGCTGCTGGTGTCGGCGGGCGAAGACCTTATCCAGGGCCTCTGGAACGGTATCCAGGACAAATGGAACGACCTGCAGCAGTGGATAGAAGGCATCCCGGGCGACATTATCGGCATCTTCGCCGGCCATGGTCATTCGCCGTGGCCGGAGATGGAGGACCAGGGCGCCGATATCATCACGGGGCTGCAGATAGGGATGGAGGGCCAGTACGGCGCCGTGCGCGCCAGCCTGGGAACCTTCATCGATGGCCTCTTGACCGCGGTGCAGAGCGCTATCAGCCAGATGCAGCAGGCAGCGCAGGGTGCGGCCAATCCGCTCATCGGCGGCGGCGCCGTCTCGGGCGGCGCCTTTTTTCACCCCGACCCCAACCAGATTCCCGGCGTGATTGGCGGCACCGGCTCAGCGGGTGATATCGATGTCGCGCTCGGGCGCACGCCGGCACGGGCGAGCGGCGGTGGGAGCACAAGCAGGGCCAGCAGCGGCGGCGGTGGGGGTGGGGGCGGCACAAGCCGCGCGAGCAGCGGCGGTGGGGGCCTCGGTACGGCGAACCTCACGCCGGTCCAGGCGGAGATCCTGGCGTGGGCCGTGCAGAACGCGCCGGGCCTGGGCGTCGACCCGCTCACGCTCGCCGAGATGGAAATCGCCATCAACCAGTACGAGGCCGGCGGTTCCGGTGCGAATCCGTTCCAGTTCATGAACACCCTCGCGGCGCAGTACGGACAGGGCGGCTCGCCGAGCGCACAACTGGACGTCCTCAGCGGTATGGGCCGTGTCGGCAGCGCGTACAGCGCCTATGTCGGTGCGGGCGGTGGCGCTGCAGGCTTGCGGGCGGCCGAGAACGTGCAGGAGATTCCGGGCGACGAGGCCATCGTTGCGCGTGGCCTGGATGCGCTCGACCAAGCGTTCGCCGTTGCGCAGGCGGCCGTCGTGAGCGCGGGCAGCACGCAGACCAGCAGCACCACGCCGCGCAGCATCGCCCCGAGCAGCACGTCCGCGACCACGCGCGCCGGCACGCAGCCCAGCCGTCCGCCACCGGGCGCCGAGGGCCGGGCGATGGCACTGCAGCAGCCCGACTTCAGCCGTCTGCAGGCGCAGATTGCCGCGACGCTCCACCCGCTCCTCCCCAGCAGCATGATTCTCACCGTGGGCAAGAGCGTGGCGCAGAACATCGCCATGGGCAACATGGACGCCGCTATCGGCTTCCTGGTGCAGGTCCCCGCGGCGAACTTTTTCGCGGTCGTGGACGCCGCGCACCAGGAGCTTGCCGCCGAGGCCAAAGCGGCCGGCACCACCGCCAACGATCTTGCCGCCAAGCTCGGCGCGCTCGCCGCGGCCGAGTCGCAGGCGGCGCTGGCGTCGGCCGGCAACGGCGCGGCGCCGTGGGCCGCGCCTGCTGCGCCGGGCGCACAGACGGCGCGCGCAACCGGCACCACGGCCACGCTGCCCGCGGCGCACGCGGCCGGCACGCAGACGACGAGGAGCGCGGGCGGCGCCGCCGTGACGATCAACGTCAACGCGGTGCCGACACAGCCCTCCGACCCGGCGATGGCGGACCTCGTGCGCGCCATCGATTTGTACCTCAAACGCACGGGCCACCCGGCGGGCCTCGGTGTCGGCTAAGTGGCGGCCAAGTCGAGCTCCCTGGCGTCGGCCCTCATCGGCCATGTCATGGGCAAATCGACCTACACCGCACCGGCCACCTACTACCTGTGCCTGTGTGCCATCCTGCCGCTCGCCTCGGACACGGGCAGCACCATCCATGAAGTTGCGTACACCGGCTATCTCCGGAAGTCCTTTACGAGCGCCAGCCTCGGCGCCGTTTCGGGCGCCACCGTGAGCAGCGTCGTGGACCTCGCCTTCGCCACCTGCGGCGCCACGGGCGCGACGGCCGTGGCGTTTGCCGTGTGCGACGCGAGCACGGCGGGCAATCTGCTCTACTTCGGCGTGCTGCCCGCGACTCTGGCGATTGCGACCGGACAGATACCGACCGTACCGGCCGGGTTGCTGACACTGGGAGAGAGCTGATGCCGGGCAGTAACCTCTTCCACTGTCTGCACCAGCCGCCGCTGGCCGTGCCGCCGGCGCCCACGCAGCAAATGAGCGTGAGTGCAGCCGCGCCGCAGAGCGTGCAAACCGTCTGGCTCCTGGACCCCGCCGCACCGCCGCTCGGCGGGACACAGCAGCTCGCAACGGTCACCTATGCGCTGGCGAGCAGCACGACCGTGAACCTCTGTCATGGCCGCTTCCTCACCCGTCCGCTGGCAGCGCAAACGCTGCCTGCAGGCAATTGGACCTTCGGCGCGGTGTTTCGCATCAACACCAGCAGCGTTGCCAGCCTGAGCGCGCGGCACGTCGGCGGCTTTACGGTTGCGCAGTGGCGCCCAGGCAGCGGCGTGATTGCGCGGGCCGTTGACAGCGCCGGCGGGGGAGTAGCGCCCTTTCCCTCCTTTGCAACGTTCGACTTTGACATCCCCGTGGCGCTGTCGGTCAGCGGCAGCAGTCTCACGCTCGCTGCCGGAGATTGTCTCTGTCTGGAGGTGTGGCAGCAGCTCACGACCGGCACAAGCGCGGCCGGCAGCACGACCGATAGCCTCACGTACGGCGGCGCGGAGCAGTACGTCAGCATCGTGGCCGGTGCCAGCTCCGGCTTTACGCTGGGGAGTCTCACGGATACCGATGCCTGGTTGCTCGCGCCGGCCCTGGTGACCTTCCAGTGACGGCGCTGCCGCTGCCGGCCCTCACGGCAACGGGTGTCGGTCTCGGCGCCGCGAGCGTCGTCGTCGAGGCGACTGCGTCCGTCAACGTCGGTGCCCAGGTGCTGGTGAATTGGAACGGCGACGGCAGCACCTTCGTGGACGAGTCGAGTCACTGCACGGCGATTGCGCTTGACCGCGGCCGGGCGCAGGTGAACGACCAGGTGACGGCGGGCACCTGCCAGGTCACGCTCGAGAACTATGCTGGCCGCTTCAGCCCGTTGAACAGCCTCTCGCCGCTCTACCCGACCGTGACGGTCGGCCGCCTGGTCCAGGTGCAGACGGTCTACCGCGGGGTCTACCGGTCGGCCTTCGTCGGGCGCATCACGGAGATTGCGCAGGACACGCGCTGGTCGACGGCGCAGGTAACACTGACGCTGCTGGACGCCTTCGAGCAGTTCCGCTTGCAGCAGGCAAGCACCGACTTCGGCGCCGGGGCTCGCGTCGACCCGACGGTGGACACGGTTATTGCTGGCATCCTCACGGCGGCCGGGTGGACGGGTGGGACGCGCCTCGAGCCGGGACGCAGCTTGGCCATGTATGCCGCGCCGAGCCCGAACGTGCTCACAGCGCTGCAGCACGCCGCGCTGCAGGAGGTCGGCGGGCTGCTCTTTGTCGGTCGCGATGGTGCCATCGTGTTTCAGAACGCGGCGCACCGTGCCAACGCTGCGCCGCGCGCGGTGCTGCCCGCGGTCGAGGCGATGACCGCGGGCATGCGCTCTACCGACGTGCTCGAGGAGATTGTGGTCACCTATAACACCTATGCGTGGCCGCAGGGCGACGCGGTGAGCAGCATCTACAGCGGCCACGCCGGCCAGGTGCTCGGCCCGCAGGCGAGCACGACGATCACGGACTTCTTCACCGCGCCAGCGGTGCGCAGTGTCGCGCAGCCGCTCTCCGGCACCGACTACGCGGCGAACACGGCGCCGGACGGCACGGGCATGGACGTGAGCACGCTGCTCTGGCTCGAGGACTTCACCGTCGCGGGCAGCAGCTTCACGGCGACGCTCTACAACAGCCTGCCCTACGCGGTGTATCTCTCCCGCTTCCAGCTCCGCGGCCAGGCGCTCGCGGCGCGGTCGGTGGGCAGCACGCTCGACCGCAGCACGACGGGTGCGCCGGTGCCCAACCAGCGCCTCTCAGCGACGTTCGACTATGTGACCGACCCGGCGGTGATCACGGCCTGGACGGAGCAACGGCTGGCGGCGCTCTCACGGCAAGAGCCGCGCCCGCAGATCACGCTGGTGGCGCGCACGCCGAGCCTCACGCATCTCCTGCTCGACCTGGACCTCTCCGACGTGCTGGTGCTGCGTGACGACGCGACGGCGCAGCTCTCAGGCTTTAACGACCGCTTCTTCGTCGAGCATATCCATCTGGGGCTGCAGTTCGAGCCGCCGCAGATTGCGACCACGACGCTGGCGCTGTTTAGCTATGACCTGGGTGTGGTGGCCTGATGAGCGCGGTGTGGGAGTTCCTGGGGCTGCGCAGCGCCAGCGAATACCAGGCGATGGCGGGCGCCGGTGCCGCGCATCACGCGAGCCAGACGCTCACGCTGGGCGCCGGCGGCACGGCGACGCTGGCGGCGCGGAGCGGCCGGACGGCGGCCGTGTTCAAGGCGGCGCCGCGCAATGCTGCCCCCATTACCGTCGAGGCGGGCGCGTATCCGCTTGAGCCGGGCGGTGTGCTGAACGCGACTGCGGCGGACGCCTACAGCTTCG